TGGCTTCATCGTAAATGAAGCCCCAGATGCGCTTGTCGCCTTCGATGGCTTCAGCCACCTTCTTAAGGATTGCGTTCTTGTCGCAATCGCCTTTCCATGTGCCGATGACGTTGCCGTCTTCGTCTTCGATGTTGAGGTTCATGGAGTCGATGTAAAGCTCGTCATCCATCCACTTGCAGACTTCGATGTAGAGGTCGCCAGAGACGATCATGCCGTTTGGCATTTCGTACTGGTCGAGAGTGTAGGTGCAGGCGGCGACTGGGGTAGCTAACAGTTCGAACATATCAATCACTCCTAAGTTTCAAATCAGTGTCTCCGTTGTAAAGCGAGACCTTTACGCTGTCAAGCGCATGTTTGACAAAAAACTCAAAAAATGCAAATTTGTTTCACATGAAACATCGAGACCCCATCCTGCATGAGATTCATGCCACATACGGCCTGCCAGCCCAGATCGCCCGCGAGCTGGAGATCACACGCGCCGCTGTATGTTCGTGGAAAAAAATTCCCCTCAAGCACCTTCGTCAGGTTGCCCGGATCACGGGCATTGATAAGGAGCGGCTGCGACCGGACATCTTTGCCGATGATGAAGCTGCCGCCAAAGCCTGAGTCTGATCGTGTTCTGCGGCTATTCCGTCAAGGCTATAATACCTACGACATTGCCCGTATCCTAACGGCTACAGAGCCGTCTGTGACAAGGGCGTTGCATCAAGCAATGGGTGCCCGGCATGCTAAAGATACTCCTGCCCTTCCCGCCCAGCGTCAATCGGCTCTGGAAGACAAAGAAGACCGGGGGGATGTACCGCTCGCCTGAATATACCAAATGGCGCAAGGCCGCCTTGGATTGGATCAAGGCGCAGGTCGGTAGCAAGCATATCAAAGGCAAATATACATTGCTGATCGAGGCGGTTCGGCCAGACAGGCGTCACCGGGACATTGGCAACATCGAAAAGGCCATCAGCGATATTTTGCAGGAGGCTGGGGTCATCGAAAATGATTGCCTATGCGAAGATTTGCACATTCGATGGGTTTCCGAAGGCCCAGAATGCCAAGTGACATTAGACACTTATAAAATAATTTAAAATAATTTATGGTTTTATGCCATTAGCTATTGCGTTCTTTATGGCGCTATGCCATAAAAGGTCATCGGCAAGATACAGACGCCGACAACTTAGGAGACTTGATATGAGCAACCTCGCAGCCCTCGCAGACCGTTACGCCCAGCTCGACCTTCAGATCGCTGACCTCAATGCCCAGCGCACTGCCATCAAGGAGCAGCTTATTGAGGCAGCTACCTTCGCTCCTAACAAGAAGGACGTTTTGGAAGCTATCATCACTGGCGATGCTGCCGATGTGATCTTCACCAAGACCTTCCCGACCACCTTCTCTAAGGACTTGGCCCAGACGCTCCTATCTGCTGAAGACTTCAAGCGTTGCCACGCTACAGCGATCAACCCGACGATCCGTCCCCGCGTCAAGATCAAGGCTTTCTAATCAGAGGGGCTTCGGCCCCTCCCCACCCCCTCAATTGGAGATTGATATGCCCATTTTTGAATGCAAGGTTCACTACGTCACCAAGGTTACAGATCGCCGCGAAGGTGGCTGGTGCGAGGTCGGCGCTTACGTCGATCCCGTTCTGCCGGGTGCGAACCGCATCTTGGCTGCTGTGATCACTCATCCCTGCAAGGGCGCAAAGTGGACAGTGCATGCCGCTAGGGCGCATGACAAACGCACTTTCACCAGTCTTGCTAAGGCTTGGGCGCATGCTTGGGAGATTGCCAAGCAGACGGACGCCGGAAAGATTCATCACAAAAATTACTTTCCTGAAGGGTGCATGTAATGGGGCTTCGGCCCCTCCCATTTCTTACCTAATGAGGATCGATATGAACATCGTAACAGACCAACCTTGGATCGTTTGGACCGCCATCGACATGGATACCTACGATGGTGAAAACCGCATTGAGATGGGTACTGGCGCTACCGAACAGGAAGCCATTGAAAGCCTGCTGTTGCAATTGGAGGAATACGAAAATGATCAATACTAAAAAGCGCCCAATCATCGACGCCGACCACAATTCTGATGGGTCAAAGACTATTTACTACTTTGGTAAGGTTGTCGGCCACATCTACCCAATGAACATTGAAAACAAGCAGCGGATGAAGTTCCGGGCTATTTCAAACTATGATGACGTTCGCCACTTCGAAAATGAGCGTTCTGCTACCAGCTTCTTACTTGCGAGTGTGTGATGACAGAGACCGATACACCCAGCGTTTATAAATTCAATCCCCGTGAGCTGTTGGCAAAGCGCCTCAACATTTTGCTATGGGATTTAAACATTACGAATAGAGAGGCAATCAGACTTTGTGGGGTCAATCCTCGGACACTGTTCAGGTGGCTGGCGGCTGAGAGCCCTATTCCCAAACCAGTCTTGACGATGTTTGAGCTGATGCTTGAAATAAAGAAAAGAGACCTTGCCGCATTGGAGCGGGAAGAGTAAGTTGTAAACAACGAAACCCCGAATGGCGCTAACCATCCGGGGCTTCTGGAACCAAACACGCATGGCACTGCGCGTTGGACTTAGCCCCTTTATTATCACAGGGCTGGCTCCTCGTGCAAGTTAAGGACACGAGATGAGCCTACCATTTATGCCCATGTATTGGGGTGATTATTGGCGCGACACGACACACCTGTCAGACGCCGAACATGTTTCCTACCTCCGCCTGATAAGCCACTACTGGCAGCACGGTTCGCTGCCCAATGATGACGCTCGTCTGGCCCGTATAGCTGGTCGGTCGAGTGCCGACTGGGCTGAGATGAAACCGATGCTACAAGCATTCTTCAAGCATACCTCAAGCAATGCTTGGCACCATGAACGCATTGAGAAAGAGCTTCGGAAGGAGATTGTCACAAAAGAGCGGTTTACCGAGAGGGCTAAGAGGGCAGCAAATGCTCGTTGGAATGCTACAAGCATGCTACAAGCATCCGACAAGCAATGCTTAAGCAATGCCCTCCACAACCACAACCACATAGATAGAAATACTAATACCGATGAATGCTTAGAGCAATGCTTCAAGCATTTTTGGGAAGCCTACCCGAGGAAGGTCGCTATTGCAGCCGCTGAGAGGGCTTTTGCCGATGCCGCAAAGCACGAGCAGGCCGAGACGATCATCGAAAAGCTGAAAGCTTATACCTTTGCCGATGACCCAAAGTTCATTCCCTCGCCAGTCAATTGGCTGCGAGACCGCCGATGGATGGATGATCCGAAGGCTACAGCCCCGGCAAAGATGGAGCGTGATCTGACTAAGGTTCCAGACAGCCAACTCTCGAATAACGAGTATTGGCGAAAACGTATGCAATTGAGAAACATTTAGTTCAATTCAACTTAACGGAGTTATCATGTTGGAGTTTAATTCGGTCGAAGAAATGCAGGCCCACTACAAGGCCACCCGAAATCGTATTGCCAATGCACCCACAAAGTTTCGCCCAAAGGCCCCAGAACCGCCTCCAGAGACCGTCGAGCTACCTACCTACCTGACACACTCAAAAAAGCTGCCCACGCCAAAGCTCGGGTCTTCTATGACCGATTGGTTTGCCGACTGTGCTAAGTTTTTGGAGACGCAGCGTGGCGATATACCGAAACGTACCATTAAAGGTACTCTTGAGGGTGCTTTAGAGCGTCCTATTGTCCCGCCGAAAATTTGGCTGGAGGAGATTGTTGCGCTGGTCTGTCTGGAGGTCAACCTTGAGCCCAAGGATGTGTGGTCGGTTCGTCGCCATCAGCACTTTGTCCAAGCTCGATTTCTAGTCTGGGCTCTGGCCCGAGAGTTCTGTTGGCAGCACAGCCTTCCAAGCATTGGCAAGTTCTGCAAGCGGGATCACACGACAGTTATGCACGGTGCAAATCAGGGCAAAAAAAATCCTGCCTACCCAGAGCTGGCTAGACAGGTTCGTGCTATACTCTCTGAAAGAGAGTCGGAGGTCATATGACCGCCTTCTCTCTAATCAGCTCATCCATCGCTGCGACTGCTCTATCGGAGACCGCCTGACGGTACTTCAGACGCCCGGTAAAGCAGGCAGCAAATTGGCGACCACGCTCGTAGGCCCACTGGTCATTGATCGCCCGAAAGGCATCAGGGTTGAAAGGCAGATTAGCGTGAAACGACTCAAAGCCGCAACGGAAGGCAGCCTTACGCATAGTATAGCGCAGCCCCATCATCTTCTGGGGTGTCTGATAGCGGGTGCGGTCTCTGCGGATAGCTTTAGACATAAGGTATCTCCAGTTGAGAAAGGTAGAAGGGGGCCGTAGCCCCCTTGTTAGCTAAAGTTCGGGCGGCGACCTGCTGCGATTATTTTGTATCGCTCGGTGAGCTGACACATCACTTCGCGGGCTGCGTTATAGGAGCGAAACAACTTGGGGCCGAATTTTGATCCTTGGCCCATTTGTTCCAATGTTTCGCCCGTGAAGGCAAGGCCAACAACTTCGTTGTAAACGATCCAGCCGCCGCAAGGCTGTTGTTCCATTGAGGCGAAGCGGTTGCGATAAGTTTTCATAGTCAGTCTCCAGTTAAGATCAAATCAACAAGGCAATACTGGCATAATGCCATAAGGGTGTCAACAGGCTTCGGCCAAAAAAAATGCAGAAAGGTAAAATAAAATGGACCTCCCTCTCCTCATAGCACTATCCGTCATTTTCGGGCTCCCGATCATCATTATCGTAGGCGCGGCCCTATTCCCGCCAAAGCCCCAAGGTGATCCATTGGAGGACATACAGAACTGGGGCAATCAAGATATTGACCAGAACCTTAACAAATGACCTAAGACATGCTATATTACTCTCATGGCTAAGAAACCAAAGACCACTATCGACCCCGTGCTGGAGGCTCCCCAAGAGCAGCCCGTAAAGCGCCCATTCGGTCGGCCCAGTAAATATGATCCTTCAATGCTGGAGGAGATGAAGAAGGTCGCCATAGACGGTGCGTCAAAGGCCGAAATGGCCCTAACCATTGGTATCAGTAGAGAAACCTTCAATAATTGGGAACATTCCAATCCCATCTTTCGTGACGCCGTAAAGGAATGCGAGCTTCTTTCCCAAATCTGGTGGGAGAGACACGGTAGGAAAGGCATGACTGGAGAGAACCCTGACTTCAACTCCACAGCCTTTATCTTCCAAGTGAAGAACCGCTTCCGCTCCGACTATATGGACACCTCCCGCACTGAGGTCACAGGCAAAGACGGTGGCGCTCTACAGATTGAGGCCAAGGTCGTGGATGTCGATGACCTCGATGATGACCAGCTTGCCCTGCTTGAGGCTGCCCTGCTCACAATGAAAGAGCAGACCTAGTGACTATTGCTCTGGTCCGAGGGGAACGGATCGACCTAGACCGATCTCTGATGGCAATCAGTAAGGCCAAGTGCGAGCGCAGCCTAGTCGAGTTCGTGCGTCAGGCTTGGCACACCATCGAGCCGGGAGACGAGTATATCCACGGCTGGCACATCGACTTTATTGCAGAGCACCTTGAGGCCATCACCAATGGCGAGGAGCTGCCCAGCGGCAAGCCTTACAACCGCCTACTGATCAACATTCCTCCCGGCACCATGAAGTCGCTCATCGTGAACGTCTTCTGGCCTGCATGGGAGTGGGGCCCTAAGAACATGGCCCACCTGCGCTACGTCTGCGCTGCACATAAGGTCGAGAACCTGTCGGCCCGTGATAGCCGCCGTATGCGTCAGATGATCCTGTCGGACTGGTATCAGGCCCGATGGGGCGACCGCGTTCAGATGTCAAAGGACCAGAACGAAAAGCTGAACTTCACCAATTCGGCTGGCGGGTTCCGTATCGCAACCGCCATGACGAGCCTGACGGGTATTCGTGGCGACCGGGTGCTGATCGACGACCCCCACAGCGTGAGTTCGGCCATGTCCGAGACCCAGCGCGAGGCCGAGGTGGCGACCTTCCTTGAAGCTATCCCGACCCGTCTCAATAGCCCGATCAAGTCGGCCATCGTCGTCATCATGCAGCGCCTGCACGAACAGGACATCAGCGGCATCATCCTAGATAAGAACCTTGGCTACGATCACATCATGCTGCCGATGCGGTATGACCCCAGCCGCGCCATGCCGACCAAGCTTGGCTATGAAGACCCGAGAGAGGACGAGGGCGAGCTTCTGTTCCCCGAGCGGTTCCCCCTCGATGTCGTCGAGCGTGACGAGAACGTCATGGGGCCCTATGCGACCGCCGGGCAGTTCCAGCAGTCACCAGAGCCTCGTGGCGGTGGTGTCATCAAGCGTGAGTGGTGGCAGCTTTGGGAGCGTGAAGGCTTTCCTCCGATTGAGTATGTCGTCGCCAGCCTCGATACTGCCTACACGACCAAGGCCGAGGGTGACTTCTCGGCCATGACAGTCTGGGGCATTTTCTCAGGTGGCGATCAGAAAGCTGTCGCGACCAAGGTCATCGACAAGAACGGCGATGTCATCAGCGCCATCCAACGTAAGTACACCGAAGAACATCCGAAGGTCATTATGATGTTCGCTTGGCAGCTCAAACTGGAGCTTCATGAGCTGGTCAAAAAAGTTGGCGAGACCATGAAAGACTACAAGGTCGATAAGCTGCTGATCGAAAATAAGGCTGCTGGGCACTCGGTGGCACAGGAAATGAGACGCCTGTTCAATCATGAGGACTGGGGTGTCCAGCTCGTGGACCCCAAGGGCATTGATAAGCTCTCGCGCCTGTATGCGATCCAGCATCTATTTGCCGAGGGCCTGATCTACGCCCCGGACAGGCAGTGGGCCGACATGGTGATCGGGCAGGTAGCTACCTTCCCCAAAGGCAAGCATGACGACTTGGTGGATACGGTCTCGATGGCCCTGTCTCACCTGCGCCAGACAGGCATCATTATTCGCGGCTCAGAGTTTACCGCCGATGTCGAAGATCAGATGACTTTCAAGGGTTCTGCGCCCCCTCCCCTTTACTCTGTGTAAAGCCCATGCTAAACATTCTGCTTCTGTAGCAGGATGATTTAATGAAATATCTATCTGTCTGTTCTGGCATTGAAGCCGCCACAGTAGCTTGGCATCCACTCGGGTGGGAGCCTTTGGCCTTCAGCGAGATTGAGCCTTTCCCGCGAAAGGTCTTGGCCCATCATTACCCTGACGTTCCGCTTCATGGTGATTTCACCATACTCAAAGACCAACCTTGGATTAAGGATGCTGACCTGTTGGTTGGCGGCACTCCTTGCCAAGCCTTCTCTGTTGCTGGCCTTCGCCAGTCCCTTGCCGATGACCGTGGCAATCTGACCCTCGAATTTGTGAGACTAGCCAATGCAATTGACGATCTTCGACACGCTGGAGACGAGTGCGTCATCCTTTGGGAAAACGTCCCCGGTGTCCTCTCAGTCAAAGACAATGCCTTCGGATGCATGTTGGCAGCCATTGTCGGAAATGATTCCCCCCTCATCCCGACAGGGGGCAAATGGACAAACGCGGGTATGGTTATTGGACCAAAACGATCTGCATCATGGCGTATCCTCGACGCTAAATACT